GTGTCCTCCTGTAATCATTTGAGCTCTGATTACAGAAAACGAGTTGCGTCCTCAGTATCATGTTTTTAATGATATAACCAGACCAGACACTAGTGATTCCGATGATGATAAGTCGGAGTTGCGACACACCTTGTTGTTCTGGAAAGCCTTTAGAGCCCAAAGTACCAAGCGTGTATCCGAAAGGAGCACGTGGCCAAGAGTAGAAACTTGGGTATGGTAATAATCTTTGTGATTAGGTGATCAGCATACTTACGATCTAAGGGCGCTAAGCAAAGCCTATGATCGGGTGCCAGAGACTGAACCGGTGTGGGTCGTTAATGAAGGTGTAAGCAACCTGAAGCGGCCTATGATACAGTCCGGCCCCTAGTGAAAATTAGGGGAGAATCCGTGCGTATTCTAATTAATTTTAGTATATGTTTCCATAATATAACATCAATTTCTATTTATGTTTATCGCAAGATAAATATAAAAAATTCATCTATTCCGTTTATTTCTACATCACAATTAGTGACATTCAATCACAATCATAAAACAACTCCACGATTTCAACTGTCTTCTCCGTCGCATTTTCTGGGTTCGTCCAGTATTCCACTTGTTCGCGCAACATCTCCAGGCGCGACTCCCATTCTTTTTCTTTTGATTTCTTCATTACACACAATCCAAGTTTATTCACACCCCAGCATGAACTTACATTTTCACCATTTGCATCGGTATATTCGTCGGGGTTAAACCGAATCATTATCAAAGGTCGATGGCTGACGTCTTGAGATAACTGCATCACTCGTTTATTTTCGCAACTACAGTCGTAGTCAACGTGTTGGTTTTCGTCAATTTCTAATATAATCACCTGGTATCCCAAGTCAAGTGTGAGGTCAGGGCGACGACGCGAACAACCATCCGTTATCGTTTTATCCGCAATCCAACTGAAATTCGGGAAATGCGATGTGATGTATTCAACCACGCAACGTTCTTTAGTTTTGTAGTTCCGAGAGACCGGTTTGTCTGGATGGGCGTGAATGAAACAACGAAGACAATATCCTTCGTATTTATTGCGAACGAGTGTATTACATAATTCACCACGACAACTCTTGCTAACAATATTAATCATCGTTTCCGATTTGTGTTTCAAACATAAGAGAGGTTTCGTCTCTCCGTAATTATTATAATAAGGACGTATGTTGCATCTAATATTATTTACATCAATATGAATACATCTAGGATTCTTCAAATCAATCATATCCATTAACTTATGGTCTATGCAGTATATAGGTTTTTTTTCATCTGAAAAGTTGTAACAGGGTTGTTTAATACAACCATTTTCTTTACATTTTCTACTAACTACATCTATCATATATTCTGTCCGATGAACCGAACAGAACATGGCTGGTTCTTCTTTTTTATTAAATAATGCTCTTTTATCACACCCATCGTGAACACATCTTTTTTGGTTTATATCAATCATATCAAGAGATTTGTGAGCAAAGCAAAACCTACCGTTAGTAGAACCAGCTATATTAAAATTTGCTATAGTTTCACAATCTTCGTAATTACATAAATCATATTTACTATTTCTAACCATCCCTATTAGTTTATGGGAATTACACCGGCTGTCTTTGTCATCAAACTTACATTTATACCTTGATGGTTCTTGACACCTCACCCCCTCCTCATCCACAAAAGCACACTTTTTCGGCATATTTTCACCCTACTTATAAATCCACCCCACCTAATTTAATTTCAATTTTTAACCCCTAAAAAAATTGAAATAGTTTATTCAGTTCTAACCTAATCCATACACAGCTTTACATTCGTTTCGCTACTTCGTTCGGCTTCACCATGCTCCAATTCCAATCACAACACGACTATATCACCCAGAAATACGGATCCACCCCCGCCGCCCCGACTCCGTCGCAACCGCCATCACCTTCAAACCCGGCCACACAAAATCACTAGGACGCACCGCCAATCAAATGAAAAATCCACTCTGGGAAATCACAAACCCCCAGACAGGCGAAGTCGCAATGGTCATCATGTACTGCGAACCAAACGAATACTGCGAATTGTGCCCCACGAGCTACCAAAAAATACTGGACTACGAGGCAACGCATAACAACGGTGAGAAAACCACCTGGTATAAAACAACGAACGGGTATATTTCGTGCCACAATAACGTGTGTATCCATCAAGTCATTATGGACACATGGGGAAATGGAAAGGGAACAAGCGTCGTAAGCGTCGATCATATTGACCGAAACCCTCTGAACAACCGATACGACAATTTACGCGTCGCTACGATGCAAGAACAACAAAAGAACAGCAAAGGAACCGCGGATGACGGAAGCAAGCGCGAGAGAAAACATAGTGCGCGCGCACTACCTGACGGTATAACACAAGATATGATGCGCAAATACGTTGTGTATTACTTTGAATACTTAGATAAAGAGCACACACGGTCGAGAGAATTCTTCAAGGTTGAAAAGCACCCCAAACTTGAAAAACCGTGGATGTCAAGCAAATCCGAAAAAGTATCGCTTCTAGATAAATTAAAATCAGCGAATGATGTCGTCAGCAATTTGGAAAAAGGAATCTTCCCTGAGGATACTGCACCAGCGGCGGTCTTGCCGAAGTACTTCTCCCTCGTCGTTGTGCGCGAGAAACCGCACATGGTATATGAGAGAAGACGCCCCGACGACGGTGTTCGCGAAGGAATCCGAATGGTCTTGCCTGCAAATTACACAATAGAAGATGAAATCGTGAAAATGAAACAGAAAGTAGAAGCAAAATACGGGGCGGCGGCGATGGATTGAATCCCCTACGCCCCCTTCACCATCCCCATCCCGACCATCCGCCACAAAACCACCGACACGATACTTCCGGCGATGAAACCGTTGCCGACAGCCTCCAAAGTCTTTCCAAATAAGAAATAGGCAATCGCGGGAAATAATATGTAGGTCAGCACGGCGTAAAACGCCATAACGCCGGTGTATTTTGTTACGTTAAAGTTGAGATTCATGTTGCTGGTTATGTAATAATGGAATAATATAATTTTTACTCAAGGAAAAAAAGCGGCTCTAAACGTAAAATACAATACCAGTAAGGTGCTTACGATTGTAGTCATCGAAATATATTTCACATAAGTTTCATCATGTAAAAAGAACCGAATGCTTAATAACCCAAATGGGCTAAGCATACTCGCCACAAAAGCATACATAATATAAAGGAAATAACCACGCATATTCACATTCGTGTTAGAAGAGCTACTTCGAATAAGGTCATAATAAAATGGAGTCAGCACCAAGTATAAGAGCACGAAACTTGCTATGAACGAAAGCAAGTACTCAACATATACAGTCGAAATGTCAATATGCGGAATCGCCGCAATCGGGTGGTTCATTTGAATCATCATTACTATAATAAGAAGAACACCCGCTAGTAAAGATGGAATAACTTGAAACACATTCGTCCAGTTTGTTTTTATCATTATAAAAAATACAATATACGTATTACTATATTTTTATTTACATTACATCAAATATGGCACCAAATATTCCTCTGTTTTTTCATACCTTACCACACTATTCTTCTTCGCCACTTCGCTTTCCTTCTTCGGAACGGCGACGACACAGCACCCGCAATGGTCTTCATTCGCCTGGATGATTTTGCGGTCGATAACCCTTTCGTCATATTGAATACCCCATCGTCCTAATGTGACAGGCGCTGCCACTGTGGTGGCCGGTGCTTTCACTGACGAACTAATGCGTTCAACAAGACCACGAATAAACGACATCATTTTTATATGATTCACGACAGACAATACATTTATACCAATATTCGATAAAAGCCTTTCAATTTAATCTCTTGCCAACAGTGCGTCGGGTCATCGTCGTCTTCCAGCCCTTACGACCATACTTACAATGCTGCTTCTGAGAGAATCCGCGCGGGTTTCGGCAGTTGATACTGCGTTTGTATTTCATAGACCAACGACGGCGAAGAGGTCGATTATACATTTAATAATGGGAAAACGCAGGTACTTTGTAATGTTACAATATATATATTTAGCTTATAAAAATTAATATATATATATATTATTATATTGAAATGACTGAAACAAAAGTCACAGGATATTTAATAGATAATACTAATCGTTGGTTATTATGGGGTACGGACATCGACAACGTTAAAAAAATAAATTTAGACACTGCAATACAAAAAACATGCCTTTTCATGAAGGTTCATGATGATAGATATGTAAATGTAAAAGATTTGATTTGGCCCACAAAGTCAAATCCTAATACAGATATAAAATTAAAATATGGTTATGAAAAACTTGAAGAAATGTATATAAACGACGCAATAATAGCTGGAGTCCTTTTCATAGATGAGTGGAAAGCTAAAGAATATGTTGATACCCAGATGTCTATGCGGAAGTCTCTTGGGGGAACTCATCGTCATTGTAAAAGAAAACCCAAGAAATCGACCAAACGCAGTAGAATTGTCAAACATTCTACTAGAACAATGTCGGCACGTAAATACAAAAATCGTAAATAAACAAATAAAATCATCGGCTCCGCTACAATTCTCTCAACAGCCCCTCAATACTATCCAGATCTGTCAAAAATCGTGGATACCGTGTGTTAAATTCGCGCATCCTGGAGAAACAACCAGGATAGGATTGATCAAGGAGTTCTGCCGTAACATCCTCCCATCTCTCGACAACCAAACATGGAAACGCGGCATATAGCCGGTCAAACACCGTATGCGTCCGAACCACAATTGGAATGCATCCTAGGTAAATACATTCATAGAACCGGTGCGTATCTACTCCACACCCCCTCGGGCACAGAGCGTACCGACTTTCTAACGTTTTATCATAGACTAGCGCCGTCGGAACTTTTCCCCATAAATTTGTAAGGACACATTCTTTTGTGTCATTAAGATTATACACGAATGATGATGACGCATCCGAAGTAAAGAGGTCATAACATTTCTGTCGTGAAGGGTCCGTGCATAGAGTGAAACACAACAAACATTTAATCGGGCGTACATTTGCACCCAACACCGTTTGGATTGATACTCCCTTTTCAAGGAGAGATTTATGGTAGAACCCACGATGCCCTGTGAAGATAGACCCGCAATCTCGTATTCCAATCGGCATAATATGAATATTAGGGTGGTCATATGTGTTATTTTGTATGAATATTCGAATACTAACCGGAAGTAATATCTCGATAAACTTCCACTCAACAAGCGGTTCTTCCATTATATAAAACACCACACGGATATTACGTGATCGCAGAATCGCGACGATGTCATGAATCGAGACATTTGTTTCTTTAGTAGATATAAATATGGAATCTCCATCACGCACCTGTGCTGCGTATTCCGCGTAATCATGAATACCTACATTTACGCGGTTAGTGTAACACAACGTGCTATGAAGCGCGAATCCTATTTGCGAACATTTGAATATCAGCTGCGATAACAATGCTTGTTTTGCTTGCTTGATGGTATTCATCTCGTCTAGCCTTGATATTTAGAGCGTTTCATCTTTATATGTTTTATACCGTGGATATACAAAATGGCTGACGCGACAGAGAGTATAACGCCGTTAAGAAATGACAAGCGCGAGAGAAAGCATACCGCGCAAACCTTGCCACCGGGAATTACGCATAATATGATGAAGAAATATGTTGTATATTATCGCGAAATGATATATCTAAAAAATGGAAAACAAATTCCGAGAGAATATTTCAAGGTAGAATCGCACCCCCGTCTCAATAAACCGTGGGTGAGTTCTAAATCGGTAAAAATATCTCTAATTGAAAAGTTGAATGGTGCAAATCAGGTGGTCGATGATTTAGAAGAGTTGGATTCGAAAGATGCTGCTGTCGCCGACGCCGCCGCTCCAGAAGACCTAACGACAATCTTCGAGAGAATCAGCAAACAATTGCCGAAATATACGATGTTGCGTATCGTTAAAGATACACCTGAAACGACGACACTATCGTTGGTTTATGATAAAAAGGATAATAGTAATGGGTTTCGATGGACATGTAGTCATACGTTTTCGGTGATTGCCGCCGATATCTCCATAAACAATAACAACAATAACAACAATAACAACAATAATATTGAAACAAAGATTTCTCTCGGAATTGATAAATTACGGGAGAAACTACAGGAGAAATACGCCGTAGATTTGTTGAGTGTGTGATGTGACAACATTATTTTTTACAACCAATCGCCGGAAAATCCGTCAATAATTGCCTCACCGCCGCCAACAACGGTCTCAGCGCCATCCTTGATTGCGCCGAAAACATTATGGTGGGTGATATCGTTGTACGTATCGATACCGTGGGAGATAGCAGAAGCACCGTTGCCAATGACAGAATTACCGGCAAGGTGTGACACAATGCCGAGACCTTCCTGGACTTCGTGTTCGGTGATATGAATGTGGAATGTCATCGTTATATAGTATATATAGATAATTCTTTATGGTATATTATATATATACGTCTATCTAGATGTTCCGTTTTAACAAACTACATACGTCTTCTATACCCACGAATATAGAAGACGATGACCTCGTTACCCCTAAAGCACCTCGTGGAAAACGAAGTGACTTAACCGAAAAGGACTTGGAAGAATTCGTTCGTTCATTTTCGTCTGTCATCTTGGCAGGGCATTTAGAATAGTTTCAAATTTTTTGAATAACAAATATCATGATCCGATACATTCTAAGCATTTGAAAAAAAATTGAAATGTTTTTTTTCAAATAAGACATACATTAGTGCTTCCCCAGAAACAACCAATCGCAATCATGTCAAAGTCGTCCAATACTACCGC